GAAAGTCAAATATCTATTAGGATGCAAGAGCAAGGGCTCGACAAGATTTCTAATGATATTTGTACAATCTCACTTAAAAATGAGATTGTGCCAACTGTAGAAGATTGGGATGCATTGCACCAGCACGTAACAGACACAGGTCAGTTTGAGCTTTTGCAAAAACGTGTGTCTGCAACGGCTTACAGAGAACTTATAGCAACTGGTACTGATGTACCTGGTGTTAAAAGTACGGAGTTGACCAGAATTAATTTCAGGTCAGCATAATAGTAATTTAGATAAAAAGGAGAACGTTCGATGTCTAATGATATAAGTATAGTAACGAGTACCATGCCAGCTCATGTAAAAAATGGCAGTAACCTGGGTAATGAAAACATTAGCTCAGAGCATTTGTCTACGCCACGTTTGAAACAGCTACAGCAGTTATCAAACGAAGTAGATGAAAACCATAGCGAGTATGTTGAAGGCGCTAAAGTAGGTGACTTCATCAATACTGTAACCAAAGAAAACTACGGTAAAGAACTTTATCTGGTTAACGTACACTTCAAAGAAGAGTTTGTGGTGTGGAAACAACTAGAAAAAGGTGGTGGTCTTGTAGGGACTTTTAAGTCTCAAGCAGAAGCACTACAACATCTAGAAGATGAAGGTCTTAAAGTAGATGACTATGATATAAACAGAACTCAAACTCATACACTGTTAAAAGTAGATGAGAAGACAGGGGATATATCAGATATACCTTTCTTGTTTGATTGTTCAATCTCTAAACTAAAAGTTTCTAGAGAATGGAACACACAGATTGCTAAGTTAGGGGGCGATAGATTTTCATCTTTATGGAAAATGTCTTCCGTGCAAACAGCTAACAAAGCTGGACAACGGTTCATGAACATTGCTGTTTCTAACGTTGGTTGGTTGAAAGAAGAAACTTACGAAATTGCAAAAGGTTTTTACAACAAAACATTTGCTAAGTCCTAGGTAAGTGTTCGTACGGGTGCGACATAAAGTGTCGCATCCAAGTACGTATGCTATACTCAGGATGTGCGTGAAAAGGAGTTCATAAATAAAGTCCACAAAAAACTACCTAAAGAAGTTTATAGGTGGAAGATTAATGATCCTTACCACGGCGGTGTATCGGACACTTACTACTCAGGTCCCAACAATCATTGTTGGATCGAATATAAGTACAAAGAAGACTTGCCTGCAAAGCTTAACTCAAAAATAAAAATTAACTTATCTGAGCAACAGCGCATTTGGCTTACTCGCCAGAAAGAACATGGTGTCCTCACGTACGTAGTTTTTGCATCTGGGAATCTCGTGTACGTTACCGAAGACTTTACACTCACACACATCACACTAAAACAATTTCAAAACCAAGCTATATCTTTTACAATGTTTGTAAAAGGATTAACACATTTTTGTTTAGGAGAAACAAATGACTGATTATGTAAACTCACCTCCGCATTACAACACAGGAAACGTGGAATGTATTGTGGCAATTGAAGAAAGTATGACCCCTGAAGCATTTAAGGGTTATCTTAAAGGTAACATTCAAAAGTATATGTGGCGTTACGAAGCCAAAAAAGGACTACAAGATGTCTTAAAAGCCGAATGGTATCTAAAAAGACTGATTAAAACACTGGAAAAAGAAGAAAACGCAGAGGACGCACGCACAAGCCCGCCAAACGATTTCATATAGTTTTGGACCTAAGGCCTTAGGTACCTTAACAAAATGCGTTAGGCGCGATTCTGTGAAGTCATTTTTTCCCAGATTTGCTATTTCTGGCGAAAGAACGGTTTTTTGACCTATCTTGCAAAACAATATTGCCTGGAGAGTTATTTTCTGGATTTCCATCTCTATGATGTACATCAACACGACTTCCTTTTATAACTCTACCACTACTTAATAGTTGTCTGCGTATTTTATTTCGTGCCGCACGACGTTTCTTTTGCTCAGGTGACTTATGATATCGTTCGTATTCTAATTTATAATTTCTTGGCATTTATATAGTATACACCTTCAAAGGTTTTGCTTTACCTTTTACTTTGATAGGCGCTAGTAGTGTCAGATCAAACGGCATCTTTTTAGCAGTAGTTTCTCCAATCAAAATATCAACTCCAGCTTCTTTAGTTGCACTTTCTAATCGTGCGGCCGTGTTTACAGCATCTCCAATTGCTGAATAGTCAAACCTGCTATCCGAGCCCATGTTACCTATAACTGCTTCCCCTGTATTAACACCTATACCTATGGCAATCGGTTCGGGCAATTCTTTTTGCAGCATGCGAATAGCTGTACGCATATCTTGGGCACAGGCGACTGCACGTTTTTCATGGTCATCTATACATAGGGGGGCATTAAATATGGCCATGCATGCGTCGCCTATGAACTTGTCTACCATACCACCATGAGCTTGAATGCATGTAACCTGTGCGGTAAGGACCTTGTTCATTATTTCTGTTACTTCTTCAGGAGATAACTTTTCGGACAGATTCGTGAACCCTCTGACGTCTGTGAACAAAAATGTACATGTGCGTTTCTCTCCGCCTAACTGTAATAAGTCAGGGTTGTCTTGCAATCGTGCAACTTGTTTAGGATCTAGGTAGTGTTCAAACTGTTTCTTTATCAATTGTCTAAGTTTAAATTGTTCGTTAAAGCGTAAATAAAATTCTTGTACTGATATAAGTATAACTGATAATATACTATAAGTTACATCTATAAGTATATTGGATACAATTAAGTACCAACCACCGACCGCGGTTAACGATACGAGGCCCACGGTCCCTACTAAGGTTCCGACGAGCCCTAGTGTACGTATTATAACTATGGCTAATGTTAGTACAGTAAGTAATATAAGTAATTCATATAGTAAAGCATTGCCTGGTATAGCCGGTACATCCATTGTCATACTTTCAGCTAGTGCAGCTTGTATCTTATGTGGGTACAACAATCCAACTGGCGTAGCTATTTGAGGCATGACACCTTTTGCACTCACACCTACAAACACAAACTTATCCCGTACATCCATCTCATCCAGGCTTGTGCTTGGCGTATCAACCCAAGATACCCAACGACGACCAATGCTGTCTACAGGTATTTCTGCATAGTTAGGTACAGTTAGTTCTTCGATCTGCCCTTGCTGCCCTTTAATAATGTACGTATCTGCACCACCAATCATCTTCATTACTTGTATACCAAACGACGGCGTCCAACCATCAGGTGTTTGTAACAATAAAGGTAAACGTCTAACTAAATTATCTACATCAGTTCGTGCAACTGCCAGTCCCTGGTAAGCTGACTCTGCTAGCACGGGTACATTTCCAATAACACCTTGAGCTTCTATAGCTTGTATAGGTATACCATCTCCTAGTATGACTGTGCCTGTAGTTGGAGCATACGAAGCCCCACCTTCAAAGGTAGCAATAACACTCGCACCTTGTAACAAAGCATCTGCAAATGCTTGATCACCACCAAACCTGTCTGCTTGTGGAAAAGCAACAACCCAACCTACACCCAAAGCACCTGCTTCTAGTAGATCTAAATGAATACGTGCTAAGTCCTGGCGCGGATACGGCCACCCACCTGCAGCTGCTACATCTTCTTCTGTTATATCTAACGTTACAAACCAGCCAGATGGTTCTTCTTTTTGTACGAAAGCGTCAAATGTTTTTAACTTAAGTACTTCAAGTGCCTGCCAGTTAAATAATAAAGGTAAAGTCAGCAACCCAACTGCAACATACGAATACCATTTCTTCACTAGATAATTCCGTATATATCAGTACCCTCTGTATAAATTAAATATCCCAAGTCTTTTAACAAACGTTCACAATAAAGGTTATCAATGTGTGAGTGTTCTATTTTTAGAAGAGTAGGTTTTATCTTCCAAGAATATGATTTAATAATATTTAATTCATGACCTTCAGTGTCAATCTTTAAGTAGTCAATATTTGTAATGTTGTGTTTGTTTAGTAAAGTGTCTAAAGTAATACAAGGTTTTTTTACAATACTTTCTATGTGTTGTTTATTAAGTCCATTAGCAATATCAAACATGCGTTCCCCTTGATGGTTCGTGTCAACTACAGATGAGATGCCGCGTACCCAGTCCGAACGAGGTTTAACACTAGCAAAATCTATTTCGCCATCATAATCACTAATGACTACATTTTCTAAAATTACATTTTGACTGTGGGGTATGGCCGCAGCTTGCTCTTGTAGGTTTTTAAAAAATCTGTCGGCAGGCTCTACTAGTATGCCATTCCAGTTGCCTGTGCGTATTAGTTCTAAGTTTGTGTCAAAGTCACACGAACCTATTTCAATAAAAGTTTTCATTTTCTACTCCTTAGTTCTGTTGTAGAGAAAGAATGTTTACGGCTTGTGTAATACACTTCGTGCATACCTTTGCCTGTAAAATGTCTATCGACGTAATCTTCCCCTATAAACCGTATATCAATATGTATACTATTCAGTAAGTCTAACAGACTTTTCTCCGTATCATAAGGTATTACTTCATTTATATATTTGACTGCTTGGAGCTGTACGTAACGCTCATATATAGATTGAATAGGTTTATTTTTTTCTTGTCTGTCTATCGATGGATCTGTTTGCAAGCCTACTATTAAGTATTTGCAGTTCTCTTTAGCTTCTTTAAACATAACTACATGCCCTGCATGTAATAAATCAAAAGCTCCGCATGTAAATCCGATCATCCTGACCCCTGTGTAATGGTAATAGTAGAGTTGCCTCCACCATTCACTACGATTTGTTGGTACTTACCGTCCTGTATTAATATAATAGTGTACCCCTGGGAAGCATCTATAGTCAACTGGGCATCTTGCGTAACCTTTCTTTGGAAAGCAATCTGTTCACCCTGGAGTATTGTAATTATCTGTGTCTCTAAGTCCTGTCCTATATCTGTACCTTGCACAAGTGTGCCTGTGGATAAGTTGTCAGCACTTAACCTATCTACTTCTTCTATGATTGCCAGTAAATCTTCAAAGAAGTTTACGTCTAAAAAATTTATGTCTAATTCACTAAACTCTAAGCTATCTTCAGCCAGGTAGTCTCGCTCTAGTTCATTAAACTCCAGGTAGTCTATGTCTAAAATAGCACCGCTATCTGCTACGGACGCTGTGGATTGTTCTGTGGATAACTCTTGTTCGTCCGGAGGGCTAACGATGAGCATGTTGTCGATGACGTCAAGGGTAAGGTCAAGTATGACAGGGTTGGAAGGCGCTGATTCCCAAACAGAAACAGTCGTTGCTTCATAAGGTTTATTAAGAGTAACTGTTCCCATAGCAGTTGTAACAAGTATTTCACCGCTAGATATACCATTAGCGTCAGGTAATAAAATAATGAGAGAACGCCCCAACTCATCAACCGTACAGGTAAAGTCGGTACCTCTGATAGCAATATCAGCTGTGGGTGTAGAGAGTCTAAAGTTCTTTTTATCAATTTTTCCTAGTTTACTACTAATAAACCTAGCTGTACCGCTAGCAAATTTCATTGCTACTTCTCCCTTAGAAGGGTCAGGGTCAAATATATACTTGGTAATAACTAACTTAGAATGTTCTGTTAGTTTAACAACAGAGTCATCTAAAAAAGTAATAGCAATTCTGCCCGCAGTAGTACGGACATCATCAAGTTGTTTGATGTCAAAATCTAGATCAGCCCCGTAGGGCTGATCTCTAATAACTTCGGCAGTGCCTTTTAGTTCAGTAACATCTCCAATACTAGCAAGTGGTACTTGTGCCGCCATCATTTTGGATGACGCAAATAGTACCATTGCTGCCAGTAGTAACCAGTTTAAGCCAGTCACTGGCCAATGTAGAAGATTGCGTAATGTTAAAGGTTCTACTGCTTCCTGTTTGGTCAAGGTAAAAATATCCACTTTGATAGCCACTTCCTGTAAAGTTTACTGTGTTGGAATCACCATCCACATCAACATATGACGTTCCTAAATCATAATTTATATCAAAATCAAAGGTGTTTGAATCACCATTTACAATCCAATCAAGATCAAGAGTAGAAGCTAAAGCACTAGTACCTACGTCCAAAGTAAAGTCATTACTTGAACCAGTTACATCTACATTATAGTTACCTGAATCAGCACCATAAGTATTAGTCGGGTCTACTTGTATAGTAAAGTCGTTACTGTCTCCATCAAATTCAAAGAAAGCAGTAATGCTATCTCCGTAAATATCACCTAAGAATGTATTTGAATTACCTATTTGATTTATATCTAAAGTAAGATTTAAACCATCAAGATCGAGGGCAGTTAAAATGCCAGTTGATGAGTTTAGGCCACCAATAAGGTTAGTTGAACCTAGTTGTTCAACATCTATATTAGCGTTGTTCCCAGACTGATCAATGTAAACTTCGTTATCCGCATACAAAAAACCAACTAATAACAAGGGTAAAAGTTTTTTCATTTATAGCTCCAATATCCAGCTTGTTCACCCTCCTTGATTATTTCTAAAACGCCGGTTTCTATAGCAGAGCGCAGAGCAAGGCTTCCTGACTCGTTCCTTACTACACCACTTTCTATCTCGACTAGCTCAGTGCCATCCTCGATAAAGCGAAACACATCGTCACTTAATGATACACTAAGAATGCTCTTCGTTACTAATTTTTCAACTAGCACTTGGCCACTACTAACTGATACTAAACGAAGCTGGATCGTTAATTTATCAGTCCGGTAGGCCTTAGATATACCAATACCTAGATAACGAGCACCCGCGCCTCCGCTAGTCTCGTTAGATTCATATGAAACAACAGACCCTTCTATAAGTAAACCTGCAAAC